TGGAGAAGGTACGATATCAGCAGGGCTGAGAGAATTATGAGCCATTGTAGCAAACAAAACAAAAGCACCGATAATGCCCACGAATCGTTTTGATGACATCTCTCCTTTGTCACCCGTGAAAATCTCCATTATTTTTTTCATAAATCTTTGCTTTCTAATAGTGTGTAAGTGAATGAATTGCCGTGCAAGGTGGCAGCCTTTTTGACTAAAGACATAAACTCGTCAAAATCTGCTGACTTTTTGAACACCTGACAACCCTCACTCCAGTTCTCAACATAGGTTGAATCTGCTCCAGCCTTGTGAATGTTGATTCCGTAGATACCTTCGGTGATCAACTTGGTATCGTAGGTCATATCCTTGTTGGCATCACGATAAACCTTGACGGGTTTGGCTTGTTTTAACGCTTCGTATTTGCCTTGATGCAATCCGATGGCGTGTGAACCACGATATTGCCCGGGAACTAAACGAGCAACGCCTTGTGCATTGTGAAATTCCTTCACTCCCTTTGTGCCGGGATCAGTTGTCGCAGCCCATTTCTTGAAATGCCACACATCGCCGATTTTGTAACTGACGGTTAACAAGTCATCAAAGACATTTGTCACCTTGCTTCCAGTATCCGAATTGCGAATCCCAATGATGTTCAAGTTGTAATCACCTGATTCAAAGAACTTGTAGTTCTTCACCTTCATTGCTTGTTTAATTTTGTCTATCATCTGCCTTGTCCTTTATATGGTTTGGAACTCTTGTGTTTGTTCTTGTGCTTGGTGTGTCTCCTCAATTTGTTTTTGGGTTTCACACGGAATGATGTGATGTTTACTTTGGCTGCCATAGGTACATTCTAAAATAGTCAAACTCTTCTTTCCCACCTTCGGAAAGATAGTTCAAATACGCATCATAGATCACTCCTTTGAACTCAATTGGTGTGGTGGTGGTATCTAATCCAGCACCTACCATCTTGACGGCATACACCTCCATTTGGTCTTGAACAACTTGCATCTGTTGAACCACGGATTCGGCTTTTTTTTCAGCATTCACCACCGCTTCTTTCAATTGCTCTTTCTCAACCACTTTTGCTTCCACCAATTTCTCGCTGACCTCGTGTGCTTGTTTAGTGGCTTGACCAACCGCTTGTGTGTTCTGTTCAATCTTCTTCAACAACGCATCAATGTCACTAACTGGCTTTGGTTCAGTTGCCCAAGATTCTGTGAATAAGTATCCACCAAAAAAAGCGAGAGTAAAAATCAATAGTAAACGCATATCGTTATAGTTTTTTCATTGAGTTAATTATGCGCAATTCAGTGATCGCCGCAGACAAAGCAGAATCAGCGGTCTTGAGCATCTTGTAAGCTTGTTTTTGCTCTGCACGCATCACCGCCATTTCCTTACGGCACTCATCGATTTGCGCCTGATTATTCGCACGCAAGTCCATATACAAATAACTAACAGCCAAAAGCATACAAAAAGCCACGGCAGCAACAGGATTTTTGCGAAATTGGTCAAAGCTAACAGGGATTGGCGAGGGGGTTTTCTTTATGGCGGTCATATCGGGAATGGTGGGGTTATAACTTCAAACTCTGTGGGTGTTCCGAGGATTGGGGTGAGTGATTCATCAAAAACAATATACCAAAACTGCGGTATGTTTAATTCCGCAAACTGATAGTCACACCAATTCTGCGTTACATCATCGGGCGTTTTTGGAATGCCATAATAAGCATCACACGCTTCACGGGCATTGATTGCTTCGGGTTCGGTTTGAAAAATATATCCTTGCATTATTAAATGGAGTAAAAATTCTTGATATTAGTATTAATAGCTGAATTGTTAGACATTTGATTTGTAGAATAAAAAACAAACTCACTTATATTAGCGTTTGCAAATAAAATAGTCCCCTTGCCTAAATTAAAAAAACTATCAGTATTTGCAATAGTACTCAATTTACCCGTTGCTGTTAAAACATTTGTATTATTTACATCTATAAAATCAGTTGTACTATTTTTATAGGTTGTTAAAAGTCGTAAAGATGTAGATGATGTTATTGATTGTACTAAATTATTACTTACTTGAGATGTTCCAAATCTTGCGTTTATTAAATTTTGTGATAATGCTAAAAAAACCTGCCCCCAACTACCTGTTTCAGGGAAGTGATATATACATTTTGATTCAAAACCTATACTCGTATCCGTTGTTTGTACAACAGTATAAAAATGCAAGTTAGACAAACCGTTTACCACAACGGTATTAGGTGATTGTAGAAAATCATTAGCACCGTCAAATTTTGCCGTGGGCTTCCCATTCTGCAAAAGTACACTTCCAGCACTTACTATTTGTGGCTGATTTATTGCCGTTGTTTGCGTTGCGTTGTTGGCGTATCCGCTTTGATCATACCAAGTGGTTATAAAGCCATTATCCAAAGCACCCGTTCCCGTGAATGCAAGTAAAGCGGTCGTGTCTAAATCTCCAGAAAGTGAAAACCCAATGTTTGTTTCAGTATTATCACTTGATCTTCTTACCTTTATAGCACTATTCGTGTATGCTGCTGTTAATTGTCGCAAAGAATAAGCAGCGGCAGCGTTTGGGTAGATATCAAGCAATCCTTCAAATGTTGCCCTACTACCAATTAACCCCAATTGCGTAGGTAATTGCCCGGCAACCAACTTGTCACCAAACAACTTCTCATTAAAGCCACGCATTATCCCGAAGTCAGGCATCTCAATAATCTCCTTTTACTGCGAATATATTAACTCCAGCCGTGATGGCAACCGTTGTCCCCACTTTTACCACTTGACCTGCTTTCAACTGCAAATCAGAGTAAGCAGTCACAGCCCTTTGTGATGTCTGCGTAGTTGATGCGGTAATACCACTTAAAACTATCTCATCAAACAACTTAAAGTTTGCACCGCTTGAATCACTAATAAAGATTAGCACCAAAGTACCGGCATTTGTTCCAGCAACTTTCGCCCCTATCTGCGTGATTTTCGTGCCGTTTGTTGCAGCAGTTAAAAGCGTGACAGTGTTTGTCATCGTTGCGCCTGTTCTGTCGGTCGTTGCACCTGTTACCGTTGCGATTGCAAGTTCTGGTGATAGTGCGAATATGGGTGATGTATTTGCTGGCATTTTAGTAGTTGTAAAATAAGTATAAGTCCCCACCCGTTGAAGGTGGAATGTTTAAGTTTGTCAAATTAGAACCGTCAACGGCTGGAAGTTTTGCAGATGCGTCCAACTGAACCAATTGAGATGCTCCGTTAAATGTGTTTCCTTGCTTTGTAACGGCAGATGATAACCTTGCATCAGCCAATGTACCACTTGAGATATTTGATGCGTTTGTGGTGTCTATATTTGGTACATCGCTCAACCCCACTTGTGCTTTTGTTACACTATGCGGATTTGATGTGTTAGATGTGTGTGATGTAAGCGTTGAAAGGTTTGCGGTGATCTGTGCTTGTAACTTACCCAATGCACTCAACACGGTATCAGTTGCAGAAATCACGGCATTGGTTGCCAATGACAAACCAGTCAAAACAACTGCCCTCACTCTGGCTGCGGTGAAATACTCGTTTGTTCCCTCGCTGATGTCCGTTGTTGTCAATACAACTGCACCCGTCTTTGTGTTTACGGATTGAACATTCCCTTGAGATGCGATGGTGATGGTTTGAAGTGCATCGTCAAAAGTGATTGATGTGTTTGAACCAGCCAACAAAGTTGCTTTGACCTTCGTGTAAACTCGTGTATTGGTAAAATATAGGTTTGTTCCTTCTGCAAGGTTTGTGGTGCTGTTGGCTTCCAATACCCTTTGTCCGATGTTGGCAAGGTTTGTTCGTTTGGTTACACCTTCGGAATAGTCAACAATTGGGATGCTGTCCTGAACGACATCAATTGTTCCTATAGGATCTAATTGGGATATTTTTTTGTTAGCCATAACTTTCTACCAAACGACCTCCATCCTCTTGGAGCAATAAAAATGAATCTTCAGTTAATAAAAAGAAAGCGGTCAATGCATCAACATCATAGTTCTTTTGGTTGAATTCCACATTGCGTTCAAAACCCATATCACGGTTTGTGGTGAACAATTTCTTGGTGAGATCAACTTCGTGTTCAACACCCATATCACGATTCGTTGTGTATATTTTTTCGCTCACGATACCTGGTAGAATAATTCGTTGTTTAACAATGGGAGAACTTTTAAGATGCCAGTTTCAACCAACTCATCAGCCAATGACGGATTCAAGTTGTTAGATGAAATCTGTGCGTAGATTCTGTATTCGTGTTCACCAACTTCCAAAGTTGTGTTGTCGGTTGCACCTTCATCAAACAAAAACTTGTTGTATCTTTCTTTGGCAGTTGATACATCGGTCAAAATGAAATTCTTGTATGCGTCAGTTTGTCGGCACTTCATACTAAATAAAAAATACGGGTTTGCAATAGTGACCTTTTCGGTCAATGTCACATACCAGTATTCGGAATCTTGTTTGGTTACCTTCAACATCTCTACAAAATAGCGAGAGTAAAAATATGTAACAAAAAAAGGGAGAGCATATTGCCCTCCCCATTTGACCTATGAAACAAGAATCAATTAGATACCCAAAGCGGTAACAACTGAACTTTG